ATGGCAATATTTCCACGCCATTTGCGACAAATCTGCGACAAAATGAAGTTACCGACACCGCGTAAAAGAGGTGAGACATACACAATAACAGTTTCTCATCAAGGAAAGCGCTATTATTGCACCCGTGATACTGCAAAAGAATGTGAACAATGGGCTGCTCTCAAACTGCTAGAGTTAAAGGCTCAGAAAAAAATTGAAAGTGGTGAAGAAAAACCAAAATTTCTATTCCGTGATTTGAATAATAAATATTATCAGGAAGTAGGAATGCTAAATCCATCCAAATCATCAAGAGCATGGATTAAAGGGCAGCATAAAAATTTTGAAGTGAAATTTGGGGCATTAGCTCAAAAATCAATTTATGACATTACACCAAAAGATTTAACAAATTGGCGAAATAAACGGTTATCTGAAGTAAGTGAAAATACAGTATTAAAAGAAATATCACACTACAGTGCGATGTTTACATTCGCGCAAAAAGAACTGTTTTTGATTGATGAAAACCCTTGGATGCAAATGACAAAACCCAAAAAGCCAAAAGCTCGGGACCGTCGGATACATCCTTCAGAAATAGATTTAATGCTAAAGGCTTTAGATTATGAAAGGGGCAGTGTTCCTGTGTTGCCACAGCACTATGTTGCATGGGGCTTTTTGTTTGCAATAGAGACTGCCTTGCGTCGTGGTGAATTGTTGGCAATGGAAAAGAAAGATATTTATGACGGCTATGTTCACCTACCAAAAACTAAGAATGGAGATTCAAGAAACGTACCGCTATCTGAAGAGGCAAAAGAGTTATTAAAATTAATTCAGCATACTGGGCGCAATATTATCCCTCAGTCTGAAAATGCATTTCGATTAATGTGGGAAAAAAGAAAAGCGAGTATTGGCCTTAATAATCTTCATTTCCATGATACTCGTCATGAAGCTATTACTCGTATGGTTAGAGTCAGAAAGCTACCTGTTGAGGTGTTAGCCAAAATTACTGGCCATAAGAAAATTGATGTATTGGTTAATACTTACTATAACCCTGATGCAACCGATCTGATTGAAGCATTTAACGGATAAAACTAAGCCCGCATAAAGCGGGCATAAAATTAGTTTTTTCTTTTTGGTCCACGTCGGACCTTTTGATTTTTTAGAATTGCATCGGCCGCGTCGGGATCATACATGTGTTTGCCGTTAGTGCCTTGGTTAATTGAAATGCATTTAGTGCGTATGGTTTCATCTGAAAGGCCATATTTAGCAACAAGCTCTGCCACTGATACAAGTTTACGTTTTTCTAGCTTTAGGGCGGTAACTGTACCGCCTAAAAGCATTTGACCGAGAACAATTTGAGGGGCTGAATCTGCTTCAATCGTTACGATAAATTCAGGCATTATTCCCTCCATCTTTTTCTGCCAATTCATCCAAAGCTTGAGCAAACAATTTCATGCCTTCACGTAAATGACGTGCATACTTTTCTGGTGCTGGATCGGCATAGATGAAACGTCCACCATGTGAAACAGGTACAGGTGGATTAAAGCCTGCATTTCTGTACACGCTCATGATGTGCCCACCTAGCAAGGACTCCAGCTTTTGAACGGTTTTAGGGTCCTGTAATTTTTCAATATATGTAGCCATTACCAGTCACCTCCACTTATTCTCCCACTAAGAGCGTCGCTATTAGCTGCAACCAATTCTTGATGATGTGGTTGACCATATTTATCAGCATGCGAACTTCCAAGTAGTAATACCATGGCATCACTTGGACAGTAATATTCGGCATTTGGGAAATACTCGCGTACTTCATCAAGGAGTTTTGCAAGTGCTGTGTTTAAGCGTTTAAAACGTTTTTCAAAGTTTGGATTAGCTGTGTAAAGCAAATCGCTTGCATCTAATTCACCTTCAGCAAGAACTGCCAAAACTTCAGCTTCAGATAAAGCTTTATATTTCATGCTCTAGCTCCTTTAAAAAGGTAAATCGATTGCCCAGTTGATGAATGCATTGCCATCTGAATAAAGCAAATCACCAGTATTAGAGCAGTTCGGGCATTTAACTTTGCCTGACCATAAATAGCCTGTGTTTTGAGGCTCAACTTGTATTTCCATGTATTCCGAAAACTCGCATAGCGAACACGTCGTTGGAAATTTAATATTGAGGGTTTTTAAGTTCTCATTTACTGGATGGCATTTAATGCACATGTCTTCTAATCGGTGGATATGACCGCAATGACATTTGGTAATCGCTGCTGAATAAGCGTTGTAAGTTTTAAAAATTGCATAAGTCCCGTGATTTTCATCACCGCCTTGCTGCTTGAAATAAAAACCATTTGAGATTGCTAATTTCTCAAATCCTTTAAGTGTTAAACCTTCAAGATTGAGTGTTTTATTAACAAAGTCCTCAATAGCTAAATCAATGTTATTCATTTTTTTTCATCCTGTTCAATTTCCAAAATTGCTTCCTTGATCTTTTTATAGTTCTCGGCAGAACAAGGACGAGTGAAGTTTTTAATTTGTGAAATAAATGAAGGGGAACATTCTAACTTTTGAGTTAAGAGAGTGCCGCGGCCTGTGCTTTGATCAAGCCATTTGATCAATTCATTTATCTGCGCTCTAGTAGCTCGTTTACTACTTTTCTTTTCTGACTTTTTAGCCTTATGGTTTTTAATAGACTTGGTCATCATTTCACGCAAAGTTGATTGAGCACTGATTGGCTGATTGTTGAAATACCAGGCATGACCACTTTCACCATGAGCCAGTTTTTTGATTTCATTGCCTTGTGCTAACCAAGCTTCAACTTGATCATTAAGGCTTTGCTTAAAATACGAATGTAATGGGCAAATATGCATTAGAATCTCTCCAGGCAACTAACTAAGAGATAGCCCGCCAATAACAGGCCAAGAATTGAAAAACCAAGTAACTTTTCCATTTCATTCCATCCAGTTGACGCAATTTGCTGTGTCACATTGAGCAGAGATATGACCATTGTGGGAGCTGATTGAATAAATCACTTCACCTTCATTGCAGATCGGGCAATCTAATGTGCCATTAATGGTTTGAGCAGGGCGTTCTACTCCATGCTTATTGGTAATTACCTGGCGTACTTTCAAAACCGCATCGAACCAATTCATGCTCAAGCCTCCAAAACCGAACCATGAAAAGCAGAACTTAGTTCTTCAGTCCATTTAACCTTTTCAACAAGGTTAATAAATTCAAGGTTATAAGCTGAATCAATGAAGGCATTTGCCTGGGCAATCGCAATAACGAGTTCATTGCCATTAGAGGCTTTTGAAATGTTGGAGATAGCGCATTTGATTTGATCAATCGATCTTTCACGATAGAAATCAAAATCACGCTTTGGCTGGGCAAAATCAGGGGCGAATAGTCGAGCATCAACAAGGATGTCGAATTGGGTTTTAGAAGGGTTATGTTTTTTCATGACTAAATCCTAAGTTAGATTAGATGTATTAAAACTAATCTAGCTTAGATTTTTAGTCAATCAATATTTCTAAGTTTACTTAGATTATTTTTTTTTATTATTGATTTATAAGAATTTTTTTGGAGGTTCAAATTTACCCACATATTTACCTTTATAAATACAATTTTCTTTAAGAGGGATAATGTTCGGATGGAAATTCCCATTTAAAGCTTGTAAGTACATGTTTTTATTCTCTCTAACAAGAGCTTTGAATGTTGCTTGATCATCACACATTGCAACAATCATTTCACCTGTTTGAACGTATTCAAGTGGAATATCTGGATCGATACAGATTAAATCCCCATCTTTGAAGTGTGGGGTGTTGCTTGTGCCCTGAACAATCATATAAAAACTGTTTCTTCCTGCTTCTGGTGGGGCAGGTAACCATAGTTCAATTTCATGTGGTTGAATTGATCTTACATTGGTCCAGTTTCCAGCTTGAACATAATCGAGCACAGGCAGCATCCTTGTAATTGGTCTAAAGTCTTTAACAGATTGCTCATTATTATTAACACCATATTTTAAATAATCAATTGTAGTATCAAGGACCTGACACAAAGCCTCTAAATTTTCGTATTTAGGCTCATTTACGTCTTTTTCCCAAAAACCGACTGTTACATCAGATACTCCAACTAGATCGCCAAGTTTTACTTTGGATAATTTTTTTTCTTTCCTAAGTTTTTGTATACGTAAACCAATGGTTTCCATTTCTAAATCCTACAATGATTATCTAAGTTATCTTAGCTATTGACTATCGAAGTTAACTTGTGTCTAATAAATTCTAAGTTTACTTAGATTTTTTTGGTGACAGTATGACCCGTACAGAAGCTCTAGAGCTACTTAATTGCAAAAAACTTTATCAATTAGCAGAAAAACTCGAATTGACCACTTCTGCAATAGCTCAATGGGGTGATGAGGAAGACATCCCTGATTATCGTGAATATGAAATCAGAGAATTAGCGGCTGGCCGAGTTCCTAAGCGCCTCCAAAAGAGCAAGCAGAATTTAGTGCATGTAAATAATTAAAAAAATGAATGAAATCGGAGATTTTTAACATGGTTTTATCTTTAATCGAACGTCGTGAAAAAACTGTTATGTCATTAGAGCAAGCTTTGAAAGCTGCTGTTTATCGTCCAGGTGATGAATACCTAATGGCACAAATTGCCGAAAAGAATGGATGGAATATCAATACGTTCCGTAGCTCTATCAATCCAACGACTCCTACCCATAAGGCAAATATTTATCATTTCGAAGCTATTTTAGATGAAACAAAAGATAGCCGGATTATGGATAGTGTTTGTGCAATTCATGGAAATGCGGCTTGGTTTGAGTTGCCGAAAACTGAAAATTTAAATACCGCTGATTTTGTTATGAAAATAGGCAAATTGGCACAAGAGCAGGGTGATTTATCTCAATCCGTAGCTAAAGCAATTGGCGATGGATGCATTAGTGAAGATGAGTTAGCGGTAATTCGTAAAGATGCTTTTGAACTCATTCGAGTTGTTTCAACTATTTTGGCTATGGCTGAGGAACAACATAGAGGTGATCATGCCTAGAAAAAAGAAAGGGTTTGAACTACCCGATGTAAAACATGCTGCCCGTGGTCAATGGGAAGATATTTTTGCACGTTTTAATATTACTGTTCCTAAAAAAGATACTCATGGACCTTGTCCGTACTGTGGTGGCGAAGATCGTTTTCGGTTTGATGATAAATATGAAAATGGTGATTGGCTTTGTAATGTTTGTACGGAAAGCAAAAACAGAGATGGCTTTGATTTAATTGGTAAAGTTACAGGTTTACCGTTTTCTCAAATCATTGAAGAGGTTGCTTCAATTGTTGGTTTAGATGCAACCAGTACTATCACGCCTCAAATGCGTAAACAGTGGGAAGAAGAAAAAAAAATACGTGATCGTATTAACCAGGAGATGAAGCTTAAAAAACAGCAACAAGTAGCTAGACAAGCAGCAGGTTTATACCGCAATCCTTATCCTGGTGAAACAAGCCCATATCTTGAACGAAAGCAAGTACCCGTTTTACCTGGCGTGAAGATTGATCATAAAGGGAATGTACTAATTCCTGCTTATGACACTGAAGGCTTCATGTGGAATATGCAAACTATATATCCAGATGGTGGAAAGTTTTTTGTTTCTGATGAAGAGGACCCAAATGGAAACAAAAAAGGTGGACGTACTGGCGGCTGTTTTTTCCTTCTCGGAACCATCGAGCTTGTTGACCCAATCATTATTTGCATAGCTGAAGGGTACGCAACTGGTGCAAGTATTCACTTGGCAACTGGCTATCCCGTGGCTTTGGCTTTTGTAGCTAACAACATTCCAAAAGTCGGTGCAGCTTTAAGAGAAAAATACCCGCAAGCAACACTTGTTTATTGTGCTGATGATGATAGTGCAAAAGATGATACAGGCATGAAATACGCTCAACAAGCTGTGGCTGTCACTGGCGGCATCGTAGTACTCCCTAAATTTAATAAGGTGGCATAAGTGAACCAAAACCAACAAGCAGGACAGCCACAAGCAACTTTCATCCCATCGGACTTCAATGACCTGCATTTGATGTTTGGGTTGGAAGAAGTAAAGGCTCAGATCGTCCAGGCTATTAATACGTCTATTCCTTTTTCCCCCGAACCCCCTAAAACCAACAAGCCCATCCATAGTGAGGGGGAAATTGAGAAAAATTCTCATGTTCCAATGGTTGAGGAAAATCTTTTGGCTGGTGAATCGGGGCAAGGGGGCGACATTTCGATAGAAAATGATGCTGTACCTGAATCTATTCAGAAATTCATTGATCGTTATTACTTAATTGAAGCAAAAACAGATGTTTGGGATAACTTTGACAAAGTCGTAATAAAGAAAAATGCTTTTACTGCTTTGTTGGGTCAAAAGCAATACAAGCTATGGTTAGACCATAAAAAAGTTATTCCAAAATCTGAGTTTGAACACAATGTTAATGTGGCTACTAATTTAACTATTCAGGAATTATTAGATAATTTCGTTGTCCTGGCAAACTCAGAGGAAGCTTGGAATTTAGTTGAGCGTAGGACTTGGCTTATTAAGCATATACGAATTGCGTACCCTAATATTTTTGACTTGTGGTTTAAGTCTCCAGCTAGAAAAATCATTCCTCGTCAAAACCTTATTTTTGACCCGAAGCAAGAACATGATCATGATGAGAATTACATCAATATTTATCGTGGATTGAACATTGATGTAATGCGTGATCAGCATGGTGAACAATTGACTCGTGCAGAGGTCTATGAAGATTGTAAGGGCATCATGACCTTGATTAATGATCTTTGCGATGGGGAGAAGGAAGCAGTTCTTTTTTTATTGAAATGGCTAGCGTTTCCTCTTCAAAACATTGGCGCGAAAATGGCTACATGTGTGCTGATGCATGGTCATATTCATGGATCTGGTAAATCTTTAATGTTCGTTTCAATAATGAAAAAGATTTATGGTGAATACCATACAACAGTTGGGCAAGCTCAACTTGATAACCAATATAACGAATGGATTGAAAACAAACTTTTCGGTGTGTTTGAAGAGATTGTAGATAACAAGAAAAAACATAACGTTATGGGGATGATTAAGCATCTCATTACTGGTGAAACGCTCTATATAAGTAAGAAATTCGTATCAGGATGGGAAATGAATAACCACCTGAATACTGTATTTTTATCAAACAATACTCAACCACTACCAATCGAAGAAAAGGACCGTCGGTTCTTAGTGCTTAACCCTTGTAAAGACTTGGATGGACCTTTGCACGAAAGGGTTATGCAAGAGTTAAAGACTAACGGTGTACAAGCTTTTTACACCTATTTGATGGGGCTTGATTTAACTGACTTTCATGAACACGTAAAGCCGCCAATGACCATAGCTAAAAGGACGATGATTGATTATTCGCGTGCAGGCTTTGACACGTTTTACCATGAATGGAAAAACGGTGACACAAAATTCCCTTATGTCTCATGTAAATCAGAGCAGCTTTATAAAGCGTTTGGTCAATGGTCCAGAACAACTGGAGAGCATCAAATCAGCATGAAAAGATTCATTATTGAGGGTAAGAAGCATGGCATTGTTCCAAGTGATAAGGCCAAGCATTGGAAAGGTAAGCGAAGTTCTGGACAAAATAAAGTCATTATCATTGGTGAAAAACCCAAAGATGAACAAGAGCAGCTTTGGCTGGGGTTGCAAATCGAACAATTTCAAGATAGCTTAGACGGGGTGAATGATGTTCCTGAAGCAAAATACGCACAATAAGAGCTTCTCATGTGAACGATGTGAATGGTCATGTGAACCATTTAAGCAAATCATTCACACGCTCAAAGCCTTATCTGCCAATGCATACAATAACCATGTGAATGATGTGAACCATTTTCTTGCGCGCGCACGTGAGAGAAAAAAACACCTATTGCTTAATTTAAATCAATTTAAATCAAATATTGTTCATAATTTAAACACAAGTGAAATCACTCTCACGCGAGAAAACACACATAAATCATTCACATCATTCACATGTAATACAATTTATTGTTTTTACTCATGTTTTCATGTGAACCATTGTTCAAAATCATTCACACAACCATTCACATCATTCACATGGAATTTTGAGGATTAAAAAAATGGAAAAATATTTACGTTTATTAAATCCCAAGACAACCAATTATGATGCAATCCCTTCGGATAACCACGGTGCTTTGACTGCTGCGGACGTATGCATTGCTATGAGTTATGCAAAATTAACTCCTTTGCAGGATAATTTATTTCGATTGAAGTACTTGGGCGCAAACAACATTGAGAATGTGGAATTATTTAGCAAGTTATTACTTACAAAGTATCAAGATAAATTTATTCAAGCAGGTGTAAATGCGGTTTATCACCTGCCAATTGTTCGTGTTGCTTTGGTTGAGTTCTGTTTGGTATCTGCTGATTACAAGCCTACAGAGCGCAATCGAGAAATTATTTCTGGTTTTAGTGATACCACTGTCCGCAACCATATGAAAAGTCATATTGATAATGTGTTAGCTGATCTAAAACAGGCATGTGAGTTAGGTGAAGAAAAGATTATTAAGCAGGTTTATTGCTCTAAGTAAACTTCGGTATTGACACAAAAGCAAAGTTAAGTTAGATTTCTTCACAATGGAAAACTGTATTAAACGCTGTAGTTTCCTTCAGAGCTGAAAAGCTCTCTTTCAAAGCCCGCATGACTCCCTTTGACATGCGGGCTTCTTTTTTGGAGTCGATGATGGTCACAGGTAGATTGATTATTGAAATGAAACCGTGGGTTTGTTATTCCGTCTATGCTCTCTATTTGATTGAGAAAAAGATCGGAAAACGAAAACTGACTTCAAAATTGATGACAAAACTTTTAGAGCGTTGCATTCGATTTGAAGAGATTGATCATGTCCAATCGTCCACCACAAAGAGCTAAGCGCCCATGTCTTGTGGGCAGTTGTAAAGATTTCGCATCGAACAAAGGTTACTGTGACCAGCATCAAAACCGAATCAAACAAAAAGATCGGGAGCGGGGCACAGCACACCAGCGCGGCTATGATGCCCGTTGGGAAAAAGAAAGAACAAAATTCTTAGATGAGAACCCGCTATGTGCGGACCATCGCAAGCGCGGACTTGTTGAAGCCGCAACGGTTGTTGACCATATCAATCCCGCACAAAGGCGACCAGGTGTTGTTCTGGGATAAGAACAATTGGCAACCGCTTTGCAAGTCATGCCATGACCGCAAGACAGCAACCGAAGACAAAGGCGGCTGGTCATATCAACCACCAGTTACGCAAAAGCCAGTTGATTGTTATGTTTTTAAAGTTGGTGAGATGGTACAAGCTGCAACGGCTTATGCAATTGACACTTTGTCCTGTGGTTGGACTGATAGTTTTGAAATCAAATCAATCGAAGATAAAAAGATTGAAGTGCATGATGCCGATGGCTTTGTTCATAAGCTGCATCACTCACACTTCAAGGCGGTGACTGCATGAGTTGCGAACGAGAAGTTATATTGCTCGGTGATCCGGTTGTATATCGTGATGACATCAAAGGCTTTGATGAACTAGGTGTCGTTGTTAAGACTGGCTCATCATTCGAAGTACTTTGGAATGGTGAAACAACTCCTAGAACTACAATTTACGAAAGAGTACGTGGCGCTCGACTTGATGAAGTCGATGCTGGTTGCCGAGTGATTCGGGAAAATTTTTAGAAAAATAGGGGATAGGGGGTCAAAAGTCGAAAAGGCTCTCTCAGAAAAGACCGCCCCCCCATCAAATTTTTGTGTGGTCAAAAGTCCATAGGGGGGTATACCTCTAATATTTAATCAGTTTTAAATTTTTGGAGGTCCTTATGTCAAACATGGGAAGACCTAGAAAGTCTTTACAAGAAAAAGTTTTAAGTGGTGGCCGCGTTCGAGAAGATCGTGATGAAGATGCACAAGTTGCGAATGCTGCTGTCGATCTTGGAATGCCACCATGCCCAGCATGGCTAAATAAAAAAGCCCGAAAACATTGGGACACATTAGGTCCAAAATTGGTTCAAGCGGGTTTGCTTAGTGTTGTTGATGGTGATGTGTTTTTACTCCACTGTGACAACATGGCAGCGTATGAAGAAGTTCAAGAAAAATTGCAGGATATTAATTCTTGGGTTGCGACGACTCCAAACAAATTTGAAGTCCAGTCGGCATGGCTACAAATCCGAAATAAATTGCAGGAATTAATTATTAAAACTGCCCGTGAATTTGGTTTAACTCCAGCGGCTCGTTCAAGTGTCAAAGTGAATAAACAACAGCAGCTTGATTTATTGGGTGCAGCAGCGGCCACTGAAGATGATGAATTTGCGGATATGAACATCCGTACAAGTTAGGAAAATTTATGCGTGATTATTTTAAAATCGCGCTCCAGTATTGCCTTGATGTTCGCTCTGGAGTGCGTGTATCTGGGCAACTTGAAAAACTTGCCATAAAAAGATTTTTATCAGATTTAAAAAGATCAAATTTTGATGTTGAGTCGGTCGATGACGAAACACAAGAATTATTAAATCAACTGAAATTTAAACCTTGTCCAGATGTTGATTTTGATTATGAATTAAATCTTGGGCGTGTAGATCATGCCTGCAAATTTGTTGAAGCCTGCCCGCACGTTAAAGGGAAGTTGGCAAAAATAAAGCCTGATGGAACAAGACATCGATTGATATTAGAGCCGTGGCAGATTTTCGCTATGGTGAATATTTTCGGCTGGATTGATTCTGACAACAAACGTCGTTTTTTGTATGTCTATATTGAGGTAGCTAAGAAAAATGGTAAATCAACTTGGCTGGCTGCCGTTGCCTTATACCTGGCATTTCTTGACGGTGAAATGGGTGCTGAAGTTTATACAGCAGCGACATCAAGAGACCAGGCAAAAATCGTATTTGAAGATGCAAAAAAGATGGTGGAGTTTTCACCACGCATGTGTTCGAAATTCGGTATTGAATTTTCACAATATTCAGTCTTTCAGACCGAAACAAACAGCTTTCTTAAAGCGCTATCACAAGATCGGGGCGGAACAAAAGATGGTTTAAACGTTCATGCAGCAATTATTGATGAATTACATGCTCATAAAACTGCTGACATGTATGACATTGTTGCTAATGGTACAGCAGCACGTGAAGAGCCGTTGATCTTAGCAATTACAACTGCTGGTGATGACACTACAAGTAAATGTTATCAAGAACGGCAAATTGTTGTTGATGTTCTGAAAGGGAAGGCTACACACGAACAATATTTCGGAATGGTCTTTTGCTTAGATCGCGGTGATGATTGGCAAGACCCAAAAGTATGGCCTAAAGCTAATCCCAACTATGGGGTTTCAGTTAATGAAAAGTATCTTTTTTCAGTCTTTGAAAAAGTCAAAGTTAGCCCAAAGCAAGAAGGTATCACTCGCCAAAAGCACTTAAACGAGTGGGTAGGTGCTGTTGATGGTTGGATTGCCCCTTCTATCTGGGAAAAATGCTACTCAGAAGTTAAATATGAAGATTTAAATGGACAAATTCGTTTTGGAGGATATGACTTAGCTAGTCGACTCGATTTAGCTTGTTGGGCTGAGTTAATTCCACGAATGGAAACTGATGGAAAAATCCATTGGTATGCTTTTGTTCACTCTTATATTAATGAGCGGGTGATTGAAACCAAAACTGCAATTAATGGTGAAAAGCGTCCTGATGAATACCCTGTTTGGCGTGAACAAGGGTTTTTAAAAGTAACACCAGGTGAATCAACAGACTTCAAGCGAATTCAGCGAGATATCGAAGACGCCCATGTAAAAAATCCATTTTATGAAATAGGTCATGACCGTTATCACGCGGAACAACTGACAGCAAATTTGTTAGATGAAGGTATTTCAGTTGTTGAGATTCCTCAAACTACGGAATATTTGAATCCGGCAATGCGTTGGATTGAAGTTTTACTTGCTGAAGGACGTTTTCATCATAACGGGGACCCCCTTTTTAAATGGTGTGCTTTAAATGTCTTGGTTAAACCGGATGCTAAAGACAATATTTTCCCTCGCAAGGGAGCAGCAGGCAAAAAGATTGATGCAATGGTTGGGGTCATTAATGCCGCGGCACGTGCAAGGCATTGGGATAATGAGGAAGTTTTTGATCTGATTCCTGGTGATAACTCTGATGATTTTGACTTTGATGACTATATACAAAATATGGTAGTGGGGCGACGATGACAGCAAAAATTGCAAAAAGTCGGCTGTTTGAGTGTCTTGAAAAGGACAAAATCAATCGGGCCGTGGATGATGCAAAGGAGAGTAATACTCGAAGTACTGGTCCAGCAAATCCAGGGCGAGGAACATTAATTGATTTTCCACGTTCAAAAAGTCGGATTGCTAGTACAGCGACTTGGGACCGTGCAATGACACTATCAGTCGTGTTTGCATGTCATAAGGTTTTAGCTGAAACAGTAGCAAGTTTACCCCTTGAAATGTTCATGTTTGATCAAGATCGGAACCGCAAACAAATATTTGATCATAAGTTGGCGAGTCTTTGGCGTAATAAACCAAATGACGAGCAAACTAATGTCGAATTTAAAGAAACATTTATGCTGAATTTAATCAGTGGAAATGTATATGTGCGCAAACATTATTACCACAAAGAGCTTAATCAACTGGTTGTGATAAATAATGCTTCTGTAGACCCAAAATTGAACAATAAAGGGAAAAAAGAGTATCACATCACCTATTCTGATGGAAAAAAGGAAATCCTGACAAATAATGAAATTTGGCACGTCAAATTATTTGGCACTGGTTTGGTTGGAATGTCGCCTTTGGCATATGCTGCCAGATCAATAGGAATTGGTCTTGCAACCGACGACAAAGTCGGTCGAATTATGGAAAATGGGGCTAAACCTTCAGGTGCGCTTTCAACAGATAAATCACTGAAAAAAGAACAACGTCAATCATTACGTGAAGAAATGGAAGAGCTAGTTTCTGGTGATGATTGGTTTTTACCAGTTCTTGAAGGTGGATTGAAATTTGAAAGATTTAGCTTAACTCCAGAAGATATTGAACTTTTAGAAACCCGAAAATTTACTGTTGAAGAAATTTGTCGTTTCTATGGTGTGCCAAGTGTACTAGTGAATGACACTTCTGGTTCAACAGCTTGGGGTAGTGGTATCGAACAAATTGTGGAAGCTTTTTATCGATTTGGTTTGCGTCCTTATTTTGAGCGTATTGAAGAGTCAGTTCGACTTAATCTGCTTGACCGTGTTGATTGGGACAAATACGAATTTGAATTCAAGATTAAAGACTTATTACGTGCATCAATTACTGCTCGAATTAGTAATAACAAATCGAGAATTGAAAGCGGACAAGCCACGATTAATGAGGTCCGCAAAGAAGAAGGGTTTAGTCCTGTTGAGGGTGGAGATAATTTAATGATAGCTGCGAACCTTATTACCCTTGATCGCGCTGTAGCTGGAGGGGGGCAAAAAAATGAATCTTAGCATGCTCAAACTACGTAACTCACAAGTGCAAAAGCCGGATGTTCAAATCCGGCTTTTGCCATTCTCAGATGTGAAATTACGCTTTGATGAAAATCAAGATAAAAATTCAGCATTCATATTTGAAGGCTACGCTGTCCGTTGGGACAGTGTGAATTCACATGGCGAACAATTTGTTAAAGGTGCCTTTGCAGATTTTATTAATGCCGTGAAAGCTGGAACCATGCGTTGCCACATGTATTACAACCACGGCCACCGTCATGACTGGATTAGTCCAGAGTATGCAATGCGGATTGGCAAGTGGCTTGAACTAGAAGAGGATGATATCGGTTTTAAGGTATCTGGCCGCCTCACACTTGGTTTAAGCCTTGCTAATAATGTTCGTGCAATGCTTGAAGATGGCACGATAGATGGTTTATCGATTGCCTTCTTTAATCCAGATCCGATGGATATTGAAGATATGGGGGCTTATATACGTATTAAGCGTGTAAGTCTTTATGAAATTAGTATTTGTGATGAACCTAGTGATCGTAATGCACGAGTAACTGATGCGGATATTCGTAATATTCAAACAGAACAGGACATGAAACTTTACCTAGAGCGAAAGTTCAACATTGATGACATTGCAGCCACAAATTTAATTAAGCGTGCTCAAGAGTTTGGGCAGGTGAAATCAAAACCTCATGACCCATTTGCCTTTTTAGATAAGGTTTAAATTTTTTATCAAACATACATGACCGCCGAATGGCGGTTTTCTTTTATTAAAGGAAAAATATATGACAGCTTATCAACAATCACCTGTTGCTCAATCTTTAAGTATTTATGGTGATCTTTCTACCCGAAATGCTAATGGTAATCCTGCACCGCGCTCATTAGATGAACTTGCTGTTGAATTTCAACAACGTTTAACACAGTTGGATCAGTTGATTGCTACTCGCCAACAACAATTTGCCAATTTGCCTGAAAATGTTCGTCAAGAATTAGAAACGCGAGCAACTGAAATTCAAAAATTAGCGGCAGATATTGAGCAAATTAAAACTGATTTAGTGAATGAGGCACGTTCACTACCACATGATGAACAGCATGATATTGCTGCAATACTAATTCGTAATAAAGAATCAGTGGACCAAGCAGAAATCATGTTTAAGCGTTCTAAGCAAGTTTCTGAATCTGTTACGTTTGAAGGTATCAAAACGCGTAATATTATTACTCTTGCAGGTATTGAAAATAAAACAGCAAATGCGAATGCTGCAAAGGATATTACCAGCCGCACTGCTGTTTACCGCCCTTTAAATATTATCGATTTAATCAACTGGTTGCCAGTTGAAGGCGAAAAGGCATACTACCTACGCGAATCAAGTTTTAATATTTTGGCTGATATTATTCCTGAAGCTCAAGATAAACCTGAATCTGAATTGAAGTTAGGTATGCTTGAATTAAGTGTGGGGACTATTGCTCACTTCATTCGTGTATCAAAGCAAGCATTAAAAAATATGAATATGCTTGCAATGTATATTGAAACACGTATGGCATATGGAGTTCGATTAAAACTTGAATACTATGTTGTAAATGGACATACACCAGCTTCAGGCCAACAAAAAATCTTTAGTGGGTTATTAGAAGATGGTAACTTTGTAACGGTAACCACTGCTACAGATGACACTGCAATTGATGTGTTGAATAAAGCTAAATATAAAGCTGCTGCTACATTTATCCAGCCTGATTGTACAATTTTAAACCCTGAAGATTGGGGGAAAATTGAACGTATTAAAGGTGGTGATGGGCATTATATTTTTGGTTCACCTGGTGCTGTTGTCCAGCCAGTATTGTGGGGTGTTCCTGTTGTATTTAGTGCAACTATGCCTGTTACTAAATATTGGACAGGTCCTTTAAATTATGCATTTGAAGGTTATCTTGATGAAAACGTAGATATTATTGTCTCAACAGAAGACGGTAATAACGTAACTAAGAACTTAGTAACTGTACTAGCTGAAGTTGATGGCTCTGGTGCAGTAGTAATTCCTGATGCTTGTGTTTCTGGTACTTTGCCTGAAGTAGTAGCAGAACCACCTGCTGGCGGTTAATTTTCAATAAAAGCAGCTTTTTAGCTGTTTTTTTTATGTTTTATGCAGATTTTTGGAGATTTTATTCAAAAATCTGCATTTTTCTTCATTTTTAGGACGTTTTTATGAGTGACTACATAACGCTTGATTTAGCGAAATCTCATTTACGTGTTTTGCATGCGCGTGATGATGCATACATTGAGTTACTGATCAAAGCGGCTTTAAAAGCAGTAAGAAATTATATTGATAGAGAGTTTGAAGAGGTTCAACAAAAATGGGGTGAACCTTCTGACAAATTACCAGAAGACTTGATTTTTGCGGCTTTATTGATCATTGGTGATATGTACCAAAACCGTGCAGCTCAGTCAGATGCAGCATTACATATAAATATAACTTGCGAACGTTTGATGAATCCTTATGAAAAGAAAGGGGTTAAATAATGTCGAGAACATTTATAAAAAGATTCGCCAGTACACATCCTAAATTCTTAACTGAAAGTATTTCTAAATTTCAGCGTCAAGAATCTGTAGAGATACAAAGCCTTTCAACATTTTTAGTTGATGGGGAATCTTGGCCGTATCAAGCTTTGGTTGTTTTCGAACGTCCTATTCAGATCAAAATAAGCGATGAACCAACTGAAGTACTAAGACCACCAATAAATTGCCGTTGAGATTTAACCATGCATGAAAAATTTGAAGCCTGGATAAAGGCCCAGCCGTTTTATGCAAAGCTGATTTATATACATGGTGAGCGCCTTTTTATCCATGCGTATGGTGAATATCAAGTATTTGCAATGGAAGTTGCTTATCAAGCTTGGTTGGTGCAAGGGGGTGATTTATGCAATCTGGAATTTTAGATACATGTTTTGAAGTCTTGAAGCGGACAGAGCAAAAAAATTCTGCTGGGCAAACTAAATTTGAGTGGTCTGTGATTGGTCGCTTTTACGGTGGTGTAAAACCAGTAAGTGTTCAATCATTTGTGCAGTCAAGCATGCAGGGTTCAGCATTAGTTGCAAGGATTGTAATGCGACCTGATGATTTCCCTGAAATATCGGCGGTGTATTTAATCCGTGATGTTGATACGCAGAAACTTTATAAAATTGATGGCGTATTGCCTGTTAGTAAATCACGCCAAGCTTTGATGTGCAGTTTAGGAAAACTTACCTGATGGAATTTGATTTCAAGATAGAGGGGTTGTCCGAACTTACCGAGCAACTCAGAAGTCTTGAAAAGTTAGGTAAACAAAAACAACTTACTCAAAATGCACTGTTCTATGCTTCTCAACCTATTTTTGATGATATTAAAGCCCGTGCTCCACGTGCTGAAAAGGCATATTACAGATATTACCGTGGTTCATTAAGGCAACGTTTACGTGGTAATCCAAAAAATTCAAGAAAACTTAAACGCCCAGGAACATTAAAAAGAAGTATTGCTAGAAAACGGATACGGGTTGATGGTGGAGTAGCAGTAGGTATTTATATTAAGCCAAAAGCATTCTATTACAGATTTATTGAAAGAGGCACGCCAACAATACCTGCAATTCCTTTTGTTTTACCAGCTTATGAGCATTTTAAGGAAGCTGCTGTTGAGCGTTTCCGCTTGAGATATGGAGAGTATGTTCAAGCAGCATTTGAGCGTAAGCAAATACGCATAGAACAGGAATTTGAAGATGCTCGCGAGTGAAATTATTTATCAAATACTTGGCCCATTATTCAATGACCAAGTTGCACCAGCACCACTTTCTCCAGGAATGGAAATTCATGGGACCTATATTACCTATCAAACACTGAATGGAAACCCATTAAATACTGTCAAAACTTGGACTGGATATGACCAGTTACGAGTTCAAATCAATATTCACAATGCGGATAAGGTCCAATGCGAAAAAGATGCAGCACGTGTAAAGCGTGCTTTAGTAGATCAAAAATTATCGTCATGCAGTTTGGTTGGTGACAGTGATGGTGGTTTTGATGATGAAACACAACTGTTTCAGCAACAAGTAGATATTTTAATCTGGCAAATCGCCGAGGAGTAAGACATGGCTGATAAGGCTTTAATTGATTCACAGGGAATTGTAATTTCCTACAAATTACCAGTAGCACAGGCATTTTCAGAATTGCTTGAAGTAACTGATAGTCCTTTGCCAACAAAAAAACGTGAAGTTGATGACATCACCACGGTTAAATCAACGCATAAAGAAACAATTGCTGCGGGTGTAATTAGTGCTGACGATCTCGCATATGAGCTTTTAATGATTTCAGGTAGTGTTCAACAGCAAGAGTTGGAACAATATTTTGAAGATGGTGAAATGATCGATTGGAAAGTTGTACTTCCTGATGATGCTGCTACTACATATACATTTCAGGGAACAATTACTGAACTTTCACCAGTGCGTGCGGCCAATAAGAAAAACCGCTTTAAGTTGACTATTGCAGTCAATGGAAAAGTAACCAAAACGACTACCCCTTAATACATAAGCCCGCTAAGCGGGCTTTATTCTTAATAGGAAAATGAAACATGACAAGTAAGACAGTAGCAGTTGGATTGGCTGCGGCATTTTTAGCAGTTGCTGAAAACAAAGATTTCATTGTTGATGAAGTTGAGGGTCTTGGCCGTATAGGTCTTAAGCGCTTAAGCCTAGAAGATCGTGATGCATGGGTTACAGCAGAAAATGATTCAATCCCAATTATTATTAAGGGTTCTGTCTGTGATCCTGAAACTGGAGAGCTTTCTCTTAAAGAATTAACTAATGATCAGATTAAAAAAATACCTGGTCATATTGCTGATGAATTGCTTAAAAAAATATATAAGCACAATGGCATTAAAACGATGGCTGAAATTAATGCTGAGCGTGAAGCAGGTAAAGAACCAGAACAGCTAAAAAACTAAAAAGCCGACCCGATCTAAAATTTAGATTTCAATTAGCTCTACGTTTAGGTCGGACGGTCGGCGAATTAGAAAGAACCATGACATATCATGAATATCAATATTGGCAGGCATTTAATATTTTAGAGCCTATTGGAATGCAGCGTGAAAATGTATTCCAGGCGAATATTGCTAAAACAGTGTTTGATGTAAATTGTCCTGATAATGGGTTCGGTTTATCGGACTTTCTATTATTCCAGATGCATCAAGAACGAACTGTTGAAGATGTGATGGATGATATTAAGGCAAGAATGGCATTATTTTGCTAGTTATTTGCTTTGGTTGATTAAAACAGATTATATTCTGACCTCTTATTAGTAAGGGGTTAGATTGTGAAGAAAATAATTCTGCTACTTAGCTGTACTATAGGATTATATAGTTGTGCTACGACACATGATTATTTTTCTATCGTACCAACTTCATCAAATAATATAAGCGGTTTATGGACTGGTCAATTTAATACATTAGTTGCAACATTAAAGCTAAAATCTGACGGTACTGGAATAATCTGTCAAGATCATCTTGGGACTGCTAGAGTAATGTCAGTTAAATTATCTAATGATCGATTATATTCACAAGATGGTACATATTGGAAATTGATTCAAATATCGCCACAGGTCATGAAATTAAATTATGCTGTTGGTGGTGGATATACACTACAAAAAGATGACGGTGGAAACTTGGTATCACCAGCATGTAAAGAAAAGATTTAGTTAACTCTAAAAAAAGAACCCTGCATTAGCAGGGTTTTTTATGTCTATAGGAAAATAAAATGGCAGATGATCTTTTAAAACGTGTTGAAATTTTGCTAGAGGCTAATACTGCAAAATTTGAAACGGGTATGGCGAAGGCTGAGAAGATTGCACAAAACTCTGCCAATACTATGACCAAAGGCTATGATAGCGTTAAAAGTGAGGTTAAAAGAACTCAAGCTCAGGTCGATGATTTTTCAAGAACTCTGGAACGCCAAGACCGTCAAATTTCTATGATGGCGAAAAGCTATACCCTTTTAGCATCTTCTGTTAAGTCGGTAGTAGCTGGAGTCTCGATAAATGAAATAATTGGAAAATCTGATGAATATATTTCGCTTAATAACCGTCTAAAATTAGTAACTCAGTCGCAAACAGAACTTGCAGAAGCATCTGCATCTACATTTAATATTGCTCAAAAAACTGGTGCTGCATGGGACGGTGTTGCAGATATTTATTCAAAATTTTCTGCAAATTCAAAAACTTTAAATATTGATCAAAAAGAAACTGCCCGTTTAACTGAAACTGTAGCCAAAGCAACTGCAATGAGTGGTTCAAGCGCTTCAGCGGCTCAAGATGCATTAACTCAGTTCGGCCAAGCATTGGCAAGTAATAAATTACAGGCTGAAGAGTTCAACTCAATGAACGATAATGCCTCTGGTGTACTTGATGCTATGGCACGGGGATTAGGTAAAACTCGTGGCGAGCTTCGACAAATGATGCTTCAAGGTGAGTTAACCGGAGATGTTATTGTTAAATCTTTGCTCAAAGCAGGTGATAGTGTAGATCAGTTATACAAAAAAACTGATAAAACTGTTGGGCAAGCGTTTACTAAGTTAAACAATGAATTAATTAAATTTGTTGGTGAAGCATCAAAAAGTTCTGGTGCATCGGCTGTTTTAGTAGATGGTATAAGCTCTCTTGCAGATAACTTAGATAAAACGACTGATGTTCTTATGGTTGGGGCTGCTTTTTACGCAGGAACTTATATCCCATCTATTTACAATTCAGTTGTTGCTGGTTATGCAAAAACAAAGCAATTAATTGAACAAACTGCTGTTCAAATTACAGCGACTAATATGGAAAAAGCAGCAGCTTTGGCTGATGTCGCAAAAGCTCAGAGTACTCTCACGTTGATTGCTGCTGAAAAGGCTTTAGAAATTGAACGTTTAAAAGCCCAAATTTCCGCACAGGGTCGAATGGCAACTGTCACCCGTATGGCTGAGCTTAAAAAGCTGGAGTCTGTGGTAACGAATGAGTTAACTGTTGCTCAGTCAAGATTAAATGCAGTTCAAGGTGCTTCAATAGGGGTTGGGCGAAGTTTATTGGGCATCCTAGGTGGCCCTGTTGGTTTGGGTTTAACCGTTGCTGGGGTGGCCGCTTCATATTTGCTTTTAAAAGATAGTTCATCAAGTACGGTTGAGTCCCTTGATCTTCAAAAACAATCTGTAGATGAACTTAGAGATAAATATGAAAAATTAAGTGTTGCTCAGAAAAATACAACATTGCATGAACTCAAAAAGCAAGTTGATGAATTAAGAGTTTCTTATACTGTTGCTGGCTCTAACTTAAGTGCTTTTGTAGAAGCAATTCCAATCTCAGACGATAAAATTGATACCGTCCGTAAGCTTTATAACGCTTATAGCAGTGGTGCGTTATCATCTGATGATTTTAATAAATCAATCCAAAAGCTTAATTTTTTAACAGATGAACAGAAGTTAAAAATCAATGAGCTATCAGTAAGTTATGATCAAAGTAAGGTTGCTTATAACAATGCAAAAACGGCTCGTGATGCATTAGTAGATACTACCCCAAAAGCAGTACAAGCTCATAACGGTGAAGCTGAAGCTATTCGACAAAAGAATATTGAGCTTCAGAAAACTAAAGAACTTCAGGCGAGTGCGGCAAAGGAAAACTTAAAGAATCAGTATTTTATTAATACTGTTAAAGCAAGTGGTAGTAATCAGAATGCTTTAGATTATGCAACATTTATGACCAAATTCCGTGAAGACAATAAAATTCCGTTTTCACAAAATTTGACCACTGAGCAAAAGAAAATTGCTGATAAGCAATTTGCATTGCAGCAAGAGGTTAAAAACCTTCAGGACAAAATTACTGAATCCGTTAAGGCTCAAACTAAAGAGTATGAAAAACAGCAGAAGGTACTTTCTGTTAATGCAACAGTTCAGGCAGCGGCAAAACAGTATAACTTTGCTAGTCTTGAGCAAAAAGCGGGGTTTCATGGAGCTGATTGA